GAGACGGCCAAGTAGAGGACTATAACCAATATAAGCAGATAGTCGGAACACTCTCAGGAATTGAGTGGGCCTACACAGAGTTAACTAGAATTGTCAATAACAGAATGGAGAATGATTTAGACGATGATTAATCCTAATTTAGCAGGGGCTATAAAAAATGATTCATGGGTCACAGAAGGAGAACACCCAGATCCAGAGATTCTACCAGAACTTCCGGGCTATCACATTCTGGTTCGTCCTGTCAGTATTAAGGCAAAGACCAAAGGAGGAATTATTCTTCCTGAACAAGCCCGGGATGACATTGCATATCTTACCACGGTGGGCCGTGTACTCAAGGTAGGCACACTGGCTTACGAAGACAAGGATAAGTTTCTTGGAGGAGCATGGTGCAAAGAAGGTGACTACGTATGTTACCAGAAATTGTCAGGTACCAAGTTTGTCTACAAGGGCGTAAAGCTTCTTCTTCTCTTTGATGATCAAGTCTTAATGAAGATAGACAGTCCAGAAGATTTAGATACTACTATTGTATTAGGAAGCTAATTGTGGTAATTATATTACTATAGCGTAATCTTAGTATTCGCACACTATGAAGAGGACAGAACATATGTCAGAAGAACAACAAGAAAATGTAGCAGAAGAACTAACAGAGTGGAGTGAGATTGATCTCTCCCCGGAAGATAAAAAAGAAAAGGTTGAGTTTGAAGTAGAGGGTTCTGAACCAGAAGAACTGGTGGCAGAGCCAGAACCACAGCCAGACCCAGAACCAGTAGCGGCAGAAGCTCCAGAGGAGATGCCTGAGTTAGATGGCATAGAAACCAAGGGAGCAGAAAAAAGAATTAGGCAGCTTGTCAAGCAGAAGAAAGAGCGGGACGAGCGTATTGCACAGCTGGAAGCAGAGCGTCAGCAGTTCCTTCAAACAATAGACCAAAGAGATAAGAGTGCTGTAGATCTACACAAGGTTACATATGACCAGTCAGAGAAGCAGTTAGCACAACAAGCAGAGTTAGCAAAGCAGTCCTACCTGACAGCTTATGATTCTGGTGACAAAGAAAGAATGTTAGAAGCTCAAGAGATTTTAAATAAAACTCAGGTACAGCTAAATAACATTGAACAGAACAAGAACCAACTGTCTCAGTACGAAAGAACTCTAGAGGCAAGAGATCTACAGAGGCAGCAGCAGGTACAGCAAGAGGCTCCTCAGACAAATGAGTATGATCCTCAAGCTGTAGAGTGGAGTCAAAAGCCTGAGAACAATTGGTTTGGAACAGATAACATTATGACTGTGGCGGCTTTAACCATAGACGCACAGCTTAAAGAAGAAGGTTATGATCCATCCTCCACTAGTTTTTATAGTGAGGTGGATTCAAGAATGAGGCAGGAGTTTCCCCACAAGTTTAATCAGACAGTGGAAGAAGCCCCTGCTCAGAGACCTACTCAACAGGTAGTAGCAGGACAGTCGCGCAGTCCTACTAATTCCTCCTCTTCTAAGAAAGTCAAGCTTACACAAGAAGACGTAAGAATGGCTCAGAAGTGGAACATACCTCTTGAGAAGTATGCTGCTGAAAAAGCACGGGCAGACCGTGCAGCAGGTGAGTACGTACCTATTAGTAGGTAAATGCGCGTAATAAAAGCAAACAAAGGAGCGTTTAAAGATGAGTAAAGCAAATAGTAGAGCAACTCAAACTAGGGAAACTGAAACGAAAGAATATACATATACCGAACCTAACTGGTTAGATGTTCCCGACCCTGTTGTAGACAGATTCACCAATGAAGACATGGTTCTCCGTTGGATACGCATCTCCCTCAAAGGTGATGATGACTACAAGAACGTAGGTAACAAGATGACCCAAGGCTGGGTATTTGTAACCCCGGAAGAAGTTCCTGAAATGTTACACTCTGCAACTGTTTTAGATACCGGACGCTATACCAACTGCGTTGTACGGGGGGATGTCGCTCTAGCCAAGATGCCCCGTGGCAAAGCAAAGGCCAGAAATGATTATTACCAGAACAAAGCTAACGCCATGATGGACGCTGTAAATCAGCAGTTGATGGCAGCTTCTGATTCTAGAATGCCCATTTCAAATAATAGCACTTCAACTGTAACCAAGGGTAGAATGCCACAGTTTCAAAATTAAGAGTCTACTGTTTATTCTACTCATCTTTAAAAAGGAGAATGTAGTATGACTACTACTAAAGCCCTAAACGGTCTCACTCCTTCGCGTAGATACTCTGCTGGTGCTAACACCGTGCAGACAAGAAACTATCGGATTGCATCTGGTCTTGCATCAAACATCTTTACGGGTGATTTGGTCCATGTAAGATCAGGTAACGTACAACCCGTTAGTAGTGGTAACGGCAACGTAAACGCTCCTATTGGAGTTTTCATGGGTTGTTACTATGAAGAAGACGGTGAGCCAAAGTTCCGTCAACATTGGCCCACGGGAACTTCTGCAAGTAATGCCTACGCGATTGTTTGTGATGATCCTCAAGCAACTTTTGAAGTTCAGTGTGACGCCAGTTCTTCTGTTGGTGATATCATGGAACATAACTTTGAAGCTACTCTCGGTGCGGGTTCTACCTTCACTGGTCGTTCAGGGTTTGGTCTTGATATTTCAACACGTACAAGTGGTGTAGCGGCTATGTTCCGTATCATTGACTTTGTTGATACCCCGGGTAACGACATTGACAATGGAGCAGAAGCAGCTTTCCCAATCGCTGAAGTTCAACTTATCCACCACCAGTTGACCCGTGTTTCATCTGGCGCGTAACCTGAAAGGAGCTTAGACAATGGCTATAAATAGAGCTAGTATTGCCAAGCAGCTTCTGCCGGGCCTTAATGCCGTTTTCGGTATGGAGTATGGAGAAGTTGCTGATGAATACAGTGTTCTCTTTGAAGTAGAGAACTCTGACCGTGCATTTGAAGAAGAGGTTCTCTTCACTGGTTTCGGCACTGCACCTGTCAAGGGTGAAGGCGCTGCTGTCCAGTTTGACAATGCACAAGAAAGTTACACTGCAAGATATACGGCTGAAACGATAGCTTTGGCCTTTGCAGTTACGGAAGAGGCAATGGAAGACAACCTGTATGACACGTTTGCCAAGCTGCGTGCCAGAGGGCTTGCTCGTTCCATGGCTAACACCAAGCAGACTAAAGCTGCTGATGTTTTCAACAACGGTTTCAACACCTCCTTCACGGGCGGTGATGGACAACCTCTCTTCAGTGCCAGCCACCCAACGGTTGGTGATGGAAACCAGAGCAACCTGATTGGTTCCGCTGGTACGGTTGACCTTTCTGAAGCAGCGTTGGAGACAGCATTGATTAGTATTCAGACGATTAAGGATGATCGTGGTATTCTTGTAGGTGGAAATGCAGTATCCCTGCACGTTGCACCGGGGAACCAGTTCACGGCAGACCGTGTGCTGAATAGCCCGTATCAACCTAACACGGCTGATAACAACATCAACGCTATCAACCATCAAGGAATGATCCCACAGGGTTATTCTGTGAACAAGCGTTTCCAAGACTCGGATGCGTTCTTCATTAAAACTGACGTTCCAAACGGAACGAAGATGTTTGTAAGAGCACCGCTTGCCACTAAGATGGAGCCTGACTTTGACACGGGTAACCTCCGTTTCAAAGCTAGAGAGCGTTACAGCTTTGGTTTCTCGGACTGGAGAGGATTCTTCGGTTCACAAGGAGCCTAAGTACTTTAGTGTGGAGGGGCTGAGATATGCCTCTCCACTACTTCTTTTTCAACATATTTGAATGGCACTTCGGGTGCTGGTCTTAGAAAGGACTGTTCATTATGTCTACACATTTTCCAAACGGTGTCACAAACGTAACCAAAGAGTCTACGTTTGGTGACTTAAAAGAAATGGTCCCGAACAAGTACACCACGTTCTGGGCAGACTTTGTAACCCCTGCTGATTTAGGCGCACCTTCTTTTAACGGTGGAGCAGCTGGTGCGGTCTCTTGTAATATGTGGGATATCACTGTGGTAGATAGTGGAGGAGATACTGCCTCTGTTATTTCTTGCACAGACGGTGCAGGAGGTTTCCTTACAATTACTACAGATGACGCAGAGAATGACGGGGTTGCCCTTCAATCAAAAGTAGAACCTTTTAACATTGACGAAAGCAAAGAAACTTTCTTTGAAACACGCCTCAAGGTAGGTGACGCCACACAAACAGATTGGCTCTGTGGTCTTGCAATTAAGGATACAACTCCTTTTGCGGGTCTTTCAGACTCTATCACGTTTAAGTGTGATGATGAGAGTACAGCTATTCGTCTGGTCTCTGAAACAAATGTTTCTGCCTCTGTCACGGCAGTTGCTTCCATGACAGACGATACCTTTGTAAAACTAGGCTATCACTTTGACGGTTTTAGTAATATCAAAGTGTACACTGACGATGTTCATGTTGCTACCCTAAGTGTGGTATCAGGTACTAATCTTGTCACAGACGAAGATATGGCTCCTATTGTTGCGGTGCTTACAGGTGAAGCAGCTGCTAATACAATTACGGTTGACTATATCTCTGCAATGCAAGAGAAGTAATAAGCTGAACCTTGGAAAGCCAACAGCTTTGATCTATAATAGGGGGAGGATCAGGAGATGGTTCTCCCCTTTCTTTTAGGAGAAAAATAAATGACAACTACACTTAAAATTGCACAGGTAGAAGGTGGTGCAGGAGGTAATGGCCTCATGGTTGATGCCAAGTCCAGTGTAACTCTGGCAGATACCAGAATCAGGCTTTATACTTTTGCCGTCACCGTTGCCTCTGAAATTGTAATTGGAGACAAGAAAGGTGTTGTGATCAAACAACCTGCCTTAACTGCCAATACAGCAGATAATGTTTACATAGGGGATGATGGGGTAAGGTGTGAAGGTAATGTCTCTGTTGCTGGTATCAGTGACGGTGGTAAAATTTACGTTTACTATGGCTAACCCAGATGGATTTTAACTCTCTTGTCAGCGCAATTGTAGAGACCACTGAGAATGATGGCTCAGAGTTTCTAGGTGCTCTTCCTAATATGATACAGAGAGCACAGGATAAGATGATGAATGACCTAGATGATCAGGGTCTTGTCTCTTACGCCAGTGTAGCTGTATCTTCTGGAACTGCAGAAGTATCTGTGCCTAGTGGTGGAGAGATCATCAAGACCTTTACCATAGAGGTCAGTGGTTCCAGAACTCAGTTGAAGCATAGACCCTATGAGTATATGCTAGACTACTGGCCAGTCTCAGCTTCCACAGGTACACCTAGGTACTACGGCTTTAAGACTAACACAGAAATCAGAGTAGCGCCTACACCTTCTGCCACGGTAGACTCTCAGATAGGATTCATTGCACAGATTACAACTATTACATCTGCAAGTCCTACCAACTACTTTACGCAGCACTGTCAGAATGCGCTCTTCTTTGCCACCATGATAGAAGCTTCTCTCTTTATGAAAAGCTTTAACACAACTCAGGCGTGGCAACAAGAGTACCAAGGAGAGATAGACAGGTTAAGAAACAGAGCCAGAAGAAGTAGACAGGATGACATGCAGCTTAACACAAGTCCAGCTGGTGGTCCTAATACACTTATTGCAGGGAGTAATTAATTATGGCAGTTCCAGTTGATTATGATAAAAGAAAAAAAAGAGGAAGTTCTGCAGCGTTGGGTAAAAAACCAGACCCTTATAAATCTATTAGAGATGGTAATAAACAAAAGGTAAAGGGCCAAGCTAATGTTCCTACTGCTAGGCAAAAAAAGGCAGCGGGAAAGTTAGCTGCTTCAGTAGTAGGAGGTCCTCTTGCTGGTAAACTTATAGGCAAAGCTGCTACAAAACTAGCAGGAGTTGGTAAAAATATTGGTAGAGTGTCTAGAAAACAACCAACTAGGGCGAATACTGGACAGTTTAAAAAACCTTCTAAGGTAGAATCAACAGTGGGGCAAGCTGTTAAACAGGTAAAAGAGAGTAGACCTGTTCAAAATATTAAAAATGTTTCCAGAGGAGGAACAGCTGTTACTAAAACAGGAAAGTACAGAAAACCTAATGTTGTTGAAAAAGTTGCCAGAGATGTAGGCAGATCAAAAAGGGGAGAATCTAAATCTGTTTTTGTAACTCCTAAAGGAAAACCTAGTACAACAGCTAAAGGAGTTTTAGGTATTGGAGCAGCTGCAGGAGCGGCAAACGTAGGATCTCGGTTATATGATTCTGTAGATCCTATGCCTAAAAATAAAAAAGTAGATACTACTAAACCTAAAGTAAACAAAGAATCTAGTGTTAATAAGATAAGTGGTTATCAACCAGATCCTACTTCATCACCTAAAATTACATCTAAACCTAAAGCTAAAAAATCTAAAGCTAAAGATACAGATACTGGTTATAAGTTCTATGGTAAAAAGGGTACTGGCCTAGGAGACTTCTCTAGAAAATATGGTATTAAGTACGCCACTCAAGAGCAAATGGATAAAGACTTTGATCTGAGTGATGGAGAAAAAGCAGGT